ACCACTACCACCTTGCGAGCCCTCTTCCGGCTCATGCCACCCACGACCCATCATCACGAGCCCGAACAGTCCAAGGTTCTGGCCTACATCATGGAACTGCTGGGCTGCACGCTGGAAGAGGCTGTTCGCCGGTTCAACAGCATGCGTAACCCCAGCAGCATGGTGCTGAGGTATGATCGCAACAATGCTGCCTGGAGGGGCTGCGACTGGATGCCGGATGATCAGCACGATCGGGAGACCGAGGCGGCCCGCTCCATGCGGGACATCCAGAAGGAATCCAAGAAGACCAAGACCATCACCAAGAAGGCGTTCAGTGAGATCAACGTGCTCAAGCAGGACATGGACGATGTCTATGCCAGGATGGAGGAGTTCAACACTAGGCTGAACGAATGGAAGATTATCTTACAGGGCTTCGAGAAGGCTCTTGGAGAGATCAGGCAGGAGGTGAAGCTGATCAGCGATCTGAAGGCGGAAGTTGGTTCAAAGTACCGCTTCCTGATTGGTTCTGACGAGCTCCAGGACGAGCGCCTCGCCGTCCTCGAGAAGCGCCTTGGGATTGACTATCTTGCCGGAACACCAGCGGATTCCACTCAACCCAGTTGATTCCTTGGTCTGAATGGGCAATAGGCAGCACAGCCCTTGGGAGGCGGCCGCCACGCTTACAGAACGCGAGCCTGAACTTGCGTGGGGTGTGGTGGCCGACCTCCTGTATGACAGCGATCTCTCGAGCCCAGTTGGTCAGCTCGCTGGATCCGAAGCCTGAGTAGGCCAGCTCCATGAGGGTGGGCGGCTCCCCATCGCGTTCCTTGGCCGGCTTGGCGATGTGATGGATCCAGATCCAGCAGACTCCGGTGGACTGAAGGATGGGCTGGAGCTGGTTGCGGAGGAATAGCGAGACCGACTCTTGGTTCGACAGGTCAGATCCGAAGTAGGACAGGAGCGGATCGCAGATGATCATGTCCAGCTTGGCCTTGATGATGAAGCGCCGGGCGTAGTCGAGGAAGGCGGCGCCGGTGCGGACGGTCTCGGTGCGGAAGGATAGGTTGGACCGCAGACGCTCGTGCTCCTCCGGGTTGAGTCCTAGGCCCCGGGCGACACCCTGGAAGGCTTCTGCGAGGTCACCGGTGTTGTTCTCGGCCTGCACGACGCCGATGCGAAGCGGGCGCTCGCCGCCGATGCCGAAGAAGTCACGGCCGACTGCCCACTGCATGCAGAGCTGCATAAGGAGCGAGGACTTCCCAATGCCGGAGCCGCCGGACAGGATCATGGAGGAACCGCGAGTCAGCCACCGGTTGCCGACGAGGTTGTCGGGATCGTTGGTGGGCGAGAAGGCGATCAGGTCATCGACCGAGACGGCGGTGTCGGTGTCACTGGCCAGCTCGAGGTTCTGCTGCCACACCTCGAAGGTCTCGGCTCCGACATGGGTTGCGAGCAGGCGTTGGCGTTCCCCGGAACGGTGGGCGCCGGGCAGGCGTGAGTAGCGGGATGGGTTCTTGTTCTTGGGATCGATGCCCTGGGCGGCGAGCGTGTTGTAGATGATGTCCCGACGCTCATCCCATTGGGCGCGGTCGACGGCATCGACGCGGACCCATGCGTGGATGGACTTGCCGCCTGAATCGATCAGGACGGTGATAGGCAGGCCAGAGTCGACGAGGATCCTGCGCTGCTCTTCCTTGGCTGACGCATCCATCTCAACGAGCACATGGCGATAGGAGGACACGGCTTTGTCGGCGCCGGAGTAGTCGTTGGCAATGAATGGGTTGATGCGGACGAAGGCGCCCATGCCGGCGGGGCTCAGGAGCGGAGAGTCTGGCCCACTGAACCGTTCGATCCACTGCTCCCGAGTCAGGAACGAGCCTGCGGTCTGCGGCTTGCCCTCGTCCGACACATCGTTGCAGATGCAGACCACCTCATCCTGCACAAAGGCTGCCTTGAGGAAGGCCACGAACTCCTCACCGGGCATCTGATGCTGGGTGGACTCGGTCATGGGCACAGGCGTCTTGCTGGGTAGCTTGTAGCGCGTGATGTCGACCTTGGCAGCCGGCGTGGACTCGTACCCGGCGTTGAGCAGGTAGCCGCGTGGGAACCCGAATGGCTGGGTAGATGCCTGCTTGATCTTGTGGGTGAGATCCCGCGAATGCCATGGGGGTTGGCAGGATCGGTTCCATTCCTCGAGCAGGTCGTAGGCGTCCTTGATGTCGAGGCAGAAGCCCCAGCAGAGGCCGCGTGCTGCGGTGAACGTCTGGTTGTGGCCACCTTGACCCGAGATGGCAGGAGGGAGCTTTGCGAGCCAGAGTCTGGCCCGCTCAATGGGTGTCATGGCGGTTCCTCCTTACTCGACGAACCGAGTGAATGTCATCAAGAGGAAGTAGATGCCAAGGAGGCAGAGCCCGACGCCGAGTCCGAAGGACAGGACAAAACGACGAGCGTCTTCCTGCAGTTGCACGAAGTAGATCAGCACCCAGGACACCGCAATGAGTGCGGATGAGAAGGCGCCGAAGCCATTGAGGATTGCTTGGAATTCTTGTGAGGTCATTGGATGTAGGTTGGTAGCCTAGGCTTTCTTGTTCTTGAAGTACTCGACCTGAAGCATGCGTTTGATGGCCTGCTTCTTGGATGGGTAGGTTCCCATCTCCTTCTTGTGGGTCTTAGAGACGACGGTGTAACCCTTTTTGGATTTCTTGATCATAATGCTTCTTCAGGTCTGCGACGGTGAGTCTCTTGGGATAGCTCATCCAGCCGCGATCGATGGCCCTCTGGACAAGGCTCTTGGCCTCGGCGAGAAGATCGTTGTTGGACATGTGCAAGGAGTCCTTTTCGTTCTGTGTCATGGGACGGGGTTTCTTTGCCTCTTCGAGGCGATGCTGATACCAGGCTGAGTCTTTGCGGTCCCGTTTCACTTCTGATTCTGCCTTGCGTAACTCAAGAGCAGCAGCGCATCGGCATTTTGCAAGGTGACATCGATCTGCGGGTACAGTTCCTGCGCCTTGTTCCGCAGCTTCCGCTTCCATTCAGGCTGCGTCGCACAGGACTTGCGACCGCCGAGGCCGAGCGGCTCCTGCCATTTGACTGGAGGCACACGATGCAGGGAGTAGCCGAGGGCCACGGCAGCGCCCTTGATGATGCCGAAGTTGTCGAACAGGACAGCGGTGGTGGAGGACGGGATCGCTTTGCCGGCGAACTTCGGAATGTCCTCGATCCACAGTTCTGAGATCGCGGTCTTGTTGAGGGACAGGAGCCTCACGATGTCGGTGAGGGTGTCCGGCATGGAGTGTGTGGCGATCTCCCCTTCGGTCAGGCAGGCGAAAGCGCCGGAGACACCGGGATCGCAGGCGATGATGGTCTTTTGCATAGTTGTGCGATGTAGGTTGATGCTTGTTGTTTGGAGTATTTGAAGGCGTACCGGTGACCACGCTGCATGAGCAGCTTAACCTGCTTCGGCGTGGCAAGCTCACGGCGTCCGCGTGCCATGAGGGAGTCGATGAGGGCAGAAGCATGGCCCTTGTTCTCCATGCGACGTGGGTCGAATCCGTAGCTGGCCAGAAGGGCGGCCTGCTTCTCGGACACGGGCTCCATGTGCCACTTCATGGTGGCCTCATAGTCGACGACGCTGGAGTCCCCGGTGGCCATGCCCCACTCGACCGGGTTGATCATCCGGCCTGCGAACCGCTTCTTCTTGGCCAACTCCGCAGCGAGCTTGGCCTCGCGTTCCTTGCGGGCCTCGTCAGCTGCAGCCTCTGGATCGAACTCACCCTGGGTGGTGGTGTTCTTGTCGGCGATCTCAGCGACCTCGCCATCAGCGAACAGCGACGTGGGACGGATGAGCCGATGCCTACCAGTCATCCACAGAAAATCCAAAATGAGGAGGTTTTGTTTGCCGTCCGACAGCCGGGTTCCGCGACCGACGATCTGGGTGTAGAGCGCACGGCTCCTGGTGGGCCGCAGGCAGACGATGGTATCGATGGTGGGCTCGTCGTAGCCTTCGGTGAGCAGCATGGCGTTGCAGAGGACGCCGGAGTCCACCTTGGCGAACCACTCGATGGTCTGTGCCCGGTCGTCCGATGTGCCATCCACATGCCGGGCGTTGAAGCCACGGGCGGTCAGCATCTCGGTCATCATCTTGGAGGTGCTGATGAGCGGCAGGAACACGAGCACCTTCTTGCCGCCGTACTGCCGGATCTGCTCGATGATCTGGGCGAAGAGCGGCTCGATGGCGTTGGCGCACTCGCTTGCCTCGAAGTCCCCGGCGCGAATCGCGACCTTGGTCAGGTTGATGGACAGGTCGCAGACGCGGACTCGGATGGGTGCCAGGAACCCCTGCTTGATCAGGTCGGCCAGAGTCAGCTCATAGGCAATCTCGTCGAAGTGATCACCGAGGCTGCGTTGGTCAGCACGGTCAGGTGTGGCAGTGACACCCAGCAGCCGGGCACCGCTGAAATGCCGAATGACAGCTTGATAACTGTCGGCGGCGACGTGGTGCGTCTCATCGATGATGATGTGGGTGAAGTGATCTGGCGCCCATTGCGTGCAACGGCGCATGAGGGTCTGGATGGATCCGACGACCACCTTGGCATCGCGATCGCCAACACAGTCTGCACGCTCCAAGGACGCCTTGAGACCAGTGGCGGACTCGAGCTTCAGTATCGCTTGATTCAGAAGCTCTTCCCTATGCGCCACGATCAGGACCCTGCCGGGCAGGCGATGTGCGATGTGGGAGAAGATGATGGTCTTGCCTGCCCCGGTGGGGAGGACAACGAGGAGCCGGCGGAAATCGTTCCACTTTGCCAGTACTTGACTGACGCACTCCTCTTGATACGGTCTGAGCTGCAGTTGCGACATTGTTCTTGTGTAGGTTTACCCCCGAGGAGTTGGTAGCTCCCCGGGGGTTTTTGTTTCCCCACCTAGCCTTGGGCTAGAAAGCCTCCTCGGGCGCCTTGTTGAGGCGCTTCACGCGCAGGTAATCACCATCCTGATCGACAGTGATTGACAGCCGCTGGCCAACCCAATGGGTCAGCAGGTTGGTGAGAGATCCGGGCTTGGACAGGTCGAACTCCTGACCATCAGGCAGATCGACGTTGGTGACAGACGCCAGCAGGTTGATCCGCCACATCTGGGTCTCCTTCGCGTAGAAGCGGTCCGTGATGGAGCAGCCATCATCGGAGCGGTAACGCAGCAAGGTTGGGATGTCTCCGTTGCGGTCCAGAGGACCATCCTTCACGGACTGGATGCTGACGGTGTATGTGCCGGGACCTGCAAAGGTCTTGGTCTCGGCTTCTTGACGATTCAGGGTGAACTTCATGTCTATTCTTGGGTTGTAGGTTTGAACGCCCAGTTGGGCAGGGTCAATTTCTCGATCGCTGTGCTGTATCCAGGCCATGAGTTGAATTCCTGGCAGGATTTAAAGAACTCGAGCTGCTTGTCGATCTCGGCGTTGCCTTGGTCGATCGCAGCCTGATCCATCTCGTAGACCGCGCACTCATAGGGTGCAGTCTTCTCGATGGCGATGAAGATGAAGCGCCGCTTATTTGGGAAGAAGCGCAGATACCATGCGGCCTGCACATGGTACCGAAGCTGGGCGGCAGTCTTGGCGAAGGCAGCCGGGGAGGCGTCCTGGGTCGTCTTGATGTCGGCCAGTGAATCGTATAGCTCACGATGATCCGGAAGCAGGTCGATGCGTGCCTTGACCTTGATGGTGTCGAAGGTGTTAAACACGGACACCTCTGTGTCGCCAGCGTATAGGGCCTTCCCGGCAGCCGGATGGGCCATCAGAGAGAGCTTCATGGCCTCGATGGTATCAGCGGTCTCCCGCGTGATGATCGTTGCCCCTGAAGCCTGCAGGGCCTCGTAGGCTTCCTTTCCGGCCTTGGTGCGACGATCACCCTCGAAGATGACGTACCGCTTGGCGTACTCATCCCGCTCGAGGATCGCGCAGTGAAAGGCGGAACCGAAGACCATGGCAGGAGTTGGCTCCTCCTTGGCGCCTTCGAGCCATGCCTTGTAATGGGCAGGCGAACGCTGAAACTGATCCAGCCCGGACTTCGAGAGAGCCACGGTTGAGTGGTACTTATCGGCGGGCAGGCCGTAGACGATCTCGGCGCTCATCCGACCACCTCCGCAGTCTCGATCTTGGGCAGCTTGGAGAGGATCAGGTCAGGCTTGCTGATCACCTTGCTGGCCACATCAGTCGGGAGGTCGCGGAAGTTCTGTCCTTCCTTGATCTTTCCAGTGCTGATGAGGAACGCATTGACCTCTTCCTCGCGGGTCTCGAATAGGGCCTCGAGCTTACCGATGACAGCAGAGTCGTCGGCCTTGGATACAGTGACCTTGGTCGACTCAGCCCCGAAGTCTTGAGCTTCCTCCGGGGTGTAGATGCCCATGACCACCTCGGGAGCGATCATGCGAATCGCCTTTGAGATGAGGCGGGCGCGGAGCATGGCGGCAGGATCCTTCTGCCAACCGGAACCCGGCTTCCCGGGATACAGGCCGGCAGCCTTGGCGTCTTCGAGCGAGTAGCTGATGTCGATCTCGTTGCCATCGTACTTCCATGTGGCAGCAGCGACCTTGGCGTCGAACTGCTTCCAGATGACCTTGCCTCCGCGGGCACGGTAGCCGGCGAGCATGGCATCAGCTCGCATGGTGGGCTGGCCGTTGACCAGGTGATAGGTGCGCTTGATGTCGAACGGGCTCTTCTTCTCAGCCAGGCACTGCATGGCGATGATGTGACCCTGTTCGACCTTGGTGCATCCGAACATCCCAGATGAGGAGATCCACTCTCCTAGCTGGGCGATGGCGCTGATGGGTTCAGCGATACGGTCGTAGACTTCATTGGCCGCCGAATGGGCAGCCACTGCGAGTTGCATGTTGTTCATTTGTGTTTCGGTGCCGATTTGGTTGCCTGAGTCATCAAGGACTCAAGGACTTCACTGCGGACTCGGATGGTGCGTGCAGTGGCCTTGATGGCCGGCACTTTACCACTTCGTATCCACCGTCGCACCGTCTCGGGATGAACCCCGAGTGCATCCGCCACTTGGCGGGGAGACAGCAGCTTCATCGGGGACAGTGTTGCAACAGTTTGCTACACTTGTCAACACCGAGTTTAGGGTGTCTTGCTGGTTCCGAAATCGGGCTCCTTGCCGGTATTGGCGTACTCGGTCAGAGCGGATACAGCCTGAGCCGTTGGGATATCCTTCAGCTTCTCAAGCATCCTGGCCGTTTTCTCGACGTTCCTGATGCCTGTTGCGCCAACAGTTCTGGACAGGAACTTGGACGCAATTGCCGGGCCGGCATAACTGGCAAGAATGCCAGAGGCCAATCCGATTCCGCCTCCGATAACTGCTTTTCCTACATTGCCAGTCGCCAGGGCTGTTCCGGCGCCACCAACGGCTGCTGCGGTGAGGTTGTTGGCCAACTGCCCGTAGGTCTGGCCCCTCTGAGTGATTCCAGCACCACCTGCGATCTGTTCAGCGCGCTTGATTGCAGTGAGCCCTGGGATCAGATCTGTCTCGACTCTTCGGAGCAGATTTCGACCAAGCATCTCCTCGTACTGATTTCTGAGATCCTTGTTGGCTAAGTCTCTTTGAAGCTGTTCTAGATCCAAGCTGCCCAAACCCTTGGATACACCCTCTTTGGTTCTTCCGAACAGCATGTCCTCAAGCACTACTGCTCGCGTATTGTGAACGGCATCTTGAGCAGCTTTGCGAGTTGTCGGGCTGGTTGCCGCAGTGGACATCGTCTCCAGATTTCGCATCACAGTTCCGATGTCCGTTGTGTTGTTGAGCATCGGAATCAGAGCTGGAACCATCCTGTATCCAGCAGCGGAATCCAGCTTGGTCACGGTCTCTAAAGCCTTTGCAAGACTCTCTGACTTTGCCAGAGAGCCTGATGCCCTTTTAACTTGATCGAACTTCTTTGCCAGATCTGTCAGTTCGCTAGGAGTTCCGAATCCCCAAGCCTGCATAGAGCCAGGATTTCGCTCCTCAAAGACTGTCAGTCTCGTCAGGAAATCCTTGAAGTCAGCGCCTGTATCTTTCATCAGGCTGCTATCAACAATGTTGTTGAGACTGTTGAACTTGTTGAGTTCAGAAACATCCCCAAGACCCAACTTGGCAAGCGAACCGGCAGACTTTGATTCGATGGTGGTCAGAATGTTGGCCAGCTTGTTCCTGTCGGTTCCGGCCTTGGCCATGATGTAGCCCCTGATCATGTCATTGACACCGCTGACATCAGGAACGTTTGCCCCTTCAGCCTTAAGCTGAGAGACAAGATCCATCAGGTTGGTGTAAGCCGGAGCCGCAGCGCCTTCTTTCTCAATCGCCTGACCAAGCGTTTCAGCCATGGTTCCAGGCTTTGTCTTGATGTCTGCAAACGCCTTGTTGACGAAGTAGCTATCCCACAACGGGCGAATCTTCTTGTATGTTTCGTTCGCCCTGAAGAGTTCATCTGCAATGTTCTGTCCGAATGCGGATACTGCTTGCGATTCGATGGTATCGTTAATCGCGTCAGCTAACTGCAAGGTCTCAGCCTGTATAGGTTTACCATAGGCTTGCCCGCCGTAATTTGAGAACGCGTAGACCTTATCCCTGAGCTTTCTCAGTTGAGTAAGCGAAACATTCTTAGGGATCTCGTTTCCATCAACAACATCCTTGAGCGTTTCTGAAAACTGCTTGGTGTTGATTCCGTATGATGGAAGTTGCTTCTCAAACCTGGTTACTACATCAATCAGCGATTCTCCGCTGCTTGTGGCGACAGATGGATCAAATGCAGGATTGTCCTGAACAGTCCTGACGTTCTTGTACAAGTCATTCTTGAACGTGTCCCAAGAGGACTTGAGGCTCCCGGTTTCTCCACCGATCAAGTTCTCAAGTTCGTATCCGGCTGGAATCGGCTCGTATTTCTTGGGTGTTCCTGCAGGAAAAGCCCTCCCAACAGCAGCCTGCTCCATTCCTGGCAATGCAGCTTCAGCCCTTTTACCCAACGCCTCGCGCTGCGCTTCCGCAGCTCCCTGAGTGGATCTGATGTAGTCCTTGATCTTGGACTGACCGGATCTAAGAGCTTGAGCCCTTGCTTCAGCCGTCGCCGTCAAGGCTCCAGTTCCAGCAGCAGCAGCTGTCTGTGCAGCCTCTTCGGCTCCAGACTTCATCTTCGATATCGCGTCACTCAATGCTCCAACAGCGTCTTTGGCATTGGTCGATTTCGAGACAATCGACTGAACTTCAGGCACGCCAAGCAGATCGATGGCGTTCTTGTAGACATCCTGGACACTAGGACTTGCTAGTGCAGATCCGCCAGGAAGCGCAGTGATTTGCCTTTCAAGATCACGTTGCTGTTGAGCCAAGATGTCTGAATACCTTGTGGATCCCAGCTTGGCTTCAGCACGTTGAAGGACGCCGGCGCTTTCTGGTAGCACCTGCGGCAACGTCGGCTTCACTCCTAGCTTCTCGATCGTTTCCGCAAGTTTCCCAGCTCTCTCTGCAGCCCTTCGTACAAATCCGGATCCCCTTCCTATGGCAGAAGGAGCGCCAACGATCGCAGATGGCAATACTACGTCCTTTGCGATCTCCGTTGGGCTGAGAACATCTTTGCCCTCCATACCGCGCTGCATCATGCCGCCCAAGGCGCTTGTGCCTGCGGTCTGAGCCATGATGGATGGAACACGTCCGCCAGGAACAACGGCGCCCCGAATAGGAGCAGCAACAAGCTCTGCAGGACGATATGGACCAGGTTCAATAGTCTGACCAAGAGCCTCTCCAATCGTTTGAAGCCCAGCATACTTCATCAACTGAGCGAGAAGTTGTGGCGATGGCTTTCCACGATTTACAATCGCATCCACCAAGAACGGAGCCACTCGAGCAGCCATTCCACCCATTTCGCGAGCTGTAGTGAGCCTGCCTTGCTCTTCGGCGAGGCTTTGAGGCTGACGAGTCATCCCATACCCGGCAGCAGCCGATGGCGGAGCAGCAGCCATCCTGGGCTTCTCAGCCTCGGCCTGCTCCATGGCTGCCCTGGCCCGCTGCGTGTATTCCGCAATGGTCTTGGCTTTGACTTCCGGAGAGACGTCCGAATCGAACTCGAGTTCTGGACCTCCAGGGATTTGTACGACTTCAGCCATATGTCTTAGTAAGCTGTTCCAGCACTATTGATGCGAACCCGATTGGTAGCTCCAGCAGCAGGAGTTTGAGCGGAAGGACCGGTAATGGTTACAGGCTGATTCCTGCTGACCATGGACTCGAACGGAACCCAGTTCAGTGTCGACCGTATCGTGGAATACTCATTCATCAGAGGCTCCACAGCTCTGTCGTGGCGACCCATCCCAAGGTATCCAGGATACCTCTCGGAAGGCTTCATCGCGAACACCTTGTCGATGAACTGAATCGCCCGAGGAAGGAAGTCTGCGCTAGCATAGTTACCGAACAACGTTTGGGCGCTCGCAAGTTCCCTGTCAGTAAGAGACGCACCAAACAGAGTCTTCCTGCCTTTGCTGACTATCCCCTCGAACTCCTGCTTGATGGATTGAAGCGCATTTCTCGCTTCATCATTTCCAAAGTACGCCGCACCGAACTGATCAAGAGTCGATGTCAGTGTATTAAACGACATCTTGGAAACCTCGTTGATGTTCCTTCCTTTCGCGAGTTTTCCAACATTTCTGACAAATGACACTGCGTCATTCATCTGAGTGGGAAGTTCAGCAAGTTCCTCTTCCTTCTTCTTTGGAATCTCGACCTTGGTCTGAGCCTTGTCCTGCCAATACGGATTGTTCCTGATTTCTTTGATGTAAGGAGACCTGTATACCAATTCTTGAACCTTCTCCAGATCGCCAGCAGCTCTAGCGTCTTCGATCCTTTGTTCGTATTGAGTGATACTCTCAACCCTCTTCTGATCAGCGGTAAGTGCGCTTCGCTTACGCTCGCGATCCAGCTTGTCAGCCATGGCGTTCAGCTGGCCTGCCGTGGCCTTCTCGACATCAAACGAAGCAAGGAACGGAAACTCATTGTCAGCCTTCGCTTGAGCGATTTCAGCCCGATTGATATCCGCTTTCTCTTTATAAGCGTATTCCTGACCCCTTGTTTGCTTTGCATCAGCAATGCGAGCCTCGATTGCCGCTGTCGGTTCATTAGGGTCAAACTGGATCTTCAGAGCGTTTGCTTCAGCTATGGCTTGAGGGCGATTGATCTCTTCCTTGAGCTTCGCATCAGACATCTTCTGATAGCGTTCCATCTGCGCTTTAGCTGCAGCCTGGTTGTAGGCCATGCTCCCTTGTTGCTCAGCCGTAGGCACATCTGCAAATCCGTATCCAGCCCTGGCTCCGGCTTCTGCTTCAACTGCTGCTCGAGTCAGGTTCTTCCTCAATGCAGCCATCCGATCATAGAGATTTCCTTCTTGAGGAATATCAACTCCAGCGGTCAAAGCCTGCTCGATCATCCTCCGTTGCAGATCTCGATCAAGAGACCGCTCCTCGCGGCTTTGCTGCATCTGTTCCAATTGAAGCAGTTCACGAGCCCTCTGCGCTTCTTGGGACTTCTGAGTCTTACCAGTGACGCCTCCATAGATGCCACCAGTGAGTAGATTCAGAATGTTGGCGCCAACACTGGGCCTGTACTTTGCCTGCTCTTCGACATCTAGAAATTCAGCCATATCAGAACATGTTCTGGCTCACCGGAGCCATGTTGTTTTGCTGGAAAGCGCCCGTCTGCATGGATTCTGGAGATGTGAACGGTTGAGGAGATTGAGCCGCGATGAGACGACGCATGCGATCCATCAGACGCTTGTTCATCTCCTCTTCGCGGATCATTTCAGCGGCCGATCCAGCACGATCCATCTTGGAGTTCATGCCGGTAGCCTCACCGAGGATGCCTCCAGTCAAAAGGTTGCCAAGACGACCAAGAACTCCGGGATCATAGGCGGCGATCTTCTTCAGATCGTCTGTCTTCATGTTGGCCAGATCCGCATTCGGATCTTCAGACGTTTCTCCGGGCTTCTTGGTCAACGCATCGAGAATCCCGCCAGTAGCGAGATTGCCGAGCCCCTGTGCGATTCCAGCGAAACTAGCCATGGGTCACCTCCGAGATCTTTGAGTGCATCCACTTGGCCACCAGCTTCTGCAGCGTCGGCTTGTTGGCCAGCCAGCCAGCGACAGCCTTGGAATGCGTGTTGTACAAATTGCGGAACCAGTCAGGAGCGAGCAGTTCCTTCCAGAAGTAGAACGCTTCCCATTCGTCTGGAACGCAGAGTCGAGCGACGTGGCAGCCAGCAAGACCTCCAACACCTTTGCTGAGATTTCCAACCGCGTTAGTGATTGCTCCGAGATAGGCGAACCCGCTGTTAGCTTGCGACGCCTGAAACTCGTTCTGCGCGTTCTGCATAGCGAACTGCGAACCCATGCCGAGAAGCTGGCCAGGACCAGCCTGCTGCATGCCTTGGACGTACTGTCCTTGGTTAAAGGGTGAAGCTCCCTGCTGCAGACCACCCAACTGAGCGGCCTGCGAGACGATCGGCTGCAGACCGAGTGCAGACTGGATGTTGGCGATGTTCTGCTGCTGACCAGCCGTGCGCTGCTGCTGCGCAGCCATCTGGCCCGCGAACGTCTGCTGCGCTGCGGTATTCCGTTGGCCAGTAGCAGCCAGGATGTTCTGGAACGACTGCTGGGCCATACGGTTGGCCGTATCGCTGGTCGACTGACCAGATTGCAAGAGCCCAAGAGCTTGTGCCCGGCGTCGCTCGTCGGACGACTGGATGGCCTGCGAAACGCCAAGTGCCTCACGCAGAGCCGCCGCATTGCCGAGGATGTTACCAGTGGCAGCTCCTCGAGCCCGCAGAGCCTGCTCAGTGGCCCTCTGGAGTCCCGGAGGAAGCGAACCAGCCTGAGCCAGCTCACCAGCGACCTGCTTCTCCAAATCGGCCCGCATGGACGCCGTCATGCCGGTGTCCCGCATCTCAGGAGGAGCTTCTACTCGCTCATACTCAGGAACTTCTGGAGCGCCAGTCTCTACGGAAGCCTTTCCGGACTGGAGATCGCGAAGGAACTGATCGTACAGCTTGTATCGCTCAGGATCTGCCGCCTCAAGCTCACGGCGCCTTTGTTCAGAAAACTCAGTGCCAAACTGTTTTGCGACATCGAGCTGTTTCTGAGTCAGCTCAGGAGCCATGTCCGCCATCGCCCTGGCGATCTCGCGAGACACGTCGATGTCCGACATGCCGCGGAAATCCTGAGTGACCTTCTTCCCTGTCTTTGGATCAGTATATGTTATTTCGCGCCCAAGCCGAGACGCAGCCTCAATCATCCTCAGAAGAGGAAACGTCTCTGCTTGCGCGTAGACCGCTTCACGGTTCGCTGCCGCCATATTTGGCGCTTCATAGTCACCACCCATAGGAGATCCTTTTGTTCGTCACGAGATTGAAGTATCGATCGAAGGGGTACAAGCGGTGAGCACCCGTAGGCGTATGTCTTCCGCCGAGCAGGGTCACATTCGGTGCATTCATCTTGCAGAACCGCAGCATGCCCAGGAACAGCGTCTGCACCGCCATCGGCTTGGTCGTTGCCACAATTTCGACCCAAGCGATGTGTCCAGAGTTGTCGGTCAGCCTTGGGTCATTTGCTTCGTTCTCGTCCTTCAGGATTCGGACGATCCCAACCCCGACGCATCTGCCATCATCGACCACAATGCCCAACTGACGCTTCTCATTGAAGAATGCCAGGAAGTTGATGAGTTGCTCCCGGGTCCATCTCCGACACGTCGGCCACTTCCTCTTCAACACTGCTGCTGCTGAGATCAGTGTTGGATGAGCCGTCATTGCTGAGGTTTGATGTTCTGCGGGAAGCCAGTAACGATGATCGATTGCACTGTCATCTTGCCATCAGCGCAACGCTGCTTGAACTGGATCGAGTTCCAACGGCCCTTCGAGATCAGATTGTAGGACTTCTGGTACTTGTAGGTGTTGTACGGAACGATGACCTTGTTGTCCAAGCTGGTGAAGGACCCGCTCATGTTGAGCGAGTAGCTCCATGAGATCTCAGGAGACCAATCGGAATACGGGTTGTCTGTGCTGAACTGCACGTTGTACCCGATCTTGTCGACCATCGGCTCGTTGAACGCATACGCCTTGGTGACGACGGCAGAGTTGTAGGATTGGCCTGCGTCCCTGAAGTTCGAGATCTTGGACGGATTGAACCGTGTCTCCGGGATGTAGTCGTTGAAGATGTAGATCTGTCCCGGAGCGTTCTCCACATTAGATACGGCTCCAGAGAACATGAGGATCTGCCCCATGTTCGAGAACGATGTCGGGATGAAATCGGTGACCTGCCAGTTGTCCCATTCACCCAGCCATGCCTTGGCCAACAGGTGGTACACATACACCGTGTTGTTGTGCAGGATGTTGGTAACGAGATGATTGTTGTTCTCTGCTGCTAGGTTGTTGCCGTTCTCCAGCAGGATGTCGTAGTTGCTGTTCTGGACCTGATCCAGGTTCTTTGGAACAGCCAGCATGTACCGGTTGTTCCAGTAGACAGCGTCGCAGTACTGATACTTGGACCTGTCGATCTGCGACATGATGTCGCCGATGGGGGCGGAGATAGGAAGGCCAACGTCAGTCTGAGTGCCGGCCTGGATCTGAGCCAGTGATCGGACACCGTCTCGAGCCAGGAACATGACGTCGGCGCCGACAGCGGCGATCGATCGGTGAGAGATGCAGCCTACGTTTCCGCTGATCAGCGACACGACCCAATCAGCAGGATCTTCCTGCGGGTTGGCGTCTACAGCCCAGATGGACCGCTCCTTGAAGACGAGCAGCTTGTTACCGAACCACGAGTAGAGCCCCGTGATCGGATCGCCATCACCACCGACGCGAACGGAGCCTGCAGGGTCCCAAGACTCACCGTCGAGGATGTCCGAGAAGAAGAGCGTATCCGGATAGTTGGTGGTGTTGGCTGAAGCGCAGAAGAGCCGCTGCGTATGTGTCGTCAGGAAGATCGGCTGACTTGGCGGAGTCAGCGAGACGTAGGCAACAGCATGCGACTGGTTGGCTGGTGAGATTGTAACCGCAGGTGCCGTTGTGTAACCGCTTCCCGGATTGGTGATGTTGATGGCCACCAAGTTGCCAGCGCCGCTGATGACTGCTGTGGCTGTTGCGGTGACTCCTGCTGGATCTCCAGGAGCAGGCGGAGGTGGAGCTGCTATCGTAATGGTCGGAACCGACGAGTGACCCTCACCCTGGTTAATGACATCGATACGGCTCACTTTCCCTGCTGTGATCGAACTGTTGGCGTTCGCAGCAGTGATGTAGGCCAATGCTCCGAAGCCATCGCAATAGTACAGCTTGTCGTTGAGCTGTGCGAAGTAGATGTACTTGGCAGAGTCCGAGAACGAACTGCCTGCAATCAACGTGTAGAGGTTGCTAGACCCGGAGTAGTACAGCCTCTGGACGTTGTTGTTCGACACCGCAACGACCAATCTTTCGGCAGCAGCCGTGTCGAAGTAGAAACCGGAAACGATGTTGGCAGTGACCGGAAGATTGGATCCCCAGTACTCAGTGACAGACTCCCAGTTCGTCAGGATCTCTTCCCAGAGCTGGTTGATAGTATCCAGCCCCTTGAAGACGGTGCATCCGGGCCGGGTTACCAGATTGCCGAAGTCATCGTAGTCGAGGTTCAGACCATCGGAGTACGATGTGTTGGCGATGTTGTCTGGACGAGTTGCGCTGACCTGACCTGTCGTGAAGCCGTTCGTGCCATCCAACAGAATCTCGTCGTCCAGGCTGTCGTTGGCTTTGAAAGGCATGGTTAGGCGATGTCGTCGAAGGTCCAGTCGTAGAGCGAATCAGGAATGATGCGCGAGATCTGCTGCTGTTGGCCACGCTCCATGTCCTTCATGGTCCCGACATGTGCAGCGGCCTCACCAAACTTGGCCTGCGCTTTCCCGTACTGACGCGAGTACTCGAGCAGATCACCCTCGGTGAATGCCATCAGCGCGTTCTCGATGCCCCGGATCTCGAAGATCTGGTTGTTGGCGATCGTGACGTCCTCACCAAACTGCCGCATGGGCGACTGACGCTTGCCGAGGATGAACAGCGTCCCGTTCTGGTCAGGCGTCGGAACCAGCTTGATCTGAGGGATTCCAGAGTCTCCGTAGGTCGTTACGCCATCATTGATCAACCGAGATAGGTTGATGAAGTTGCCTGGTGTGGAACGGCGGGACTCAACGTTGTTCCAGGTGTTGGGATCGAGCTGGAAGAAGGATTGCCATTCAGCCGCAGGAAGCTCGATGCCGTCACTGTTGCCATTCACCGTGAACCGGATAGCCACAGGCATATCCAAGTACATGGAGTTGTTGATGAACGCGCTGTAGGTGGACGTGACGTAGGTGTCCAGCTTGATGATCTCGGTCTGGGCATCGACCGACTTGGAAGCGACGCCGAGGGTGTCGTTCCACAGGCAGGAATCCCAGATCATGGAATACCTTCGGATACAGAACTTCTTGGCCAACGCGAGCGTCGCGGAGTCCGAGAACGACAGCTTATCGCAGGCAGCTTGGGCGATCTGGGAAGGAGTCATTAGAGGCTAATCATCCGAAATTTAATTCTCCAATTCACTTCATTATTATTTGGTATATAATATCTATCTCCAGTGTCTTTATGGAGAACGCACAAATCTGCCGGATAAACCAAATTCCTTACTGCATATATATTGCTTGAATCGCAATACACAGAGAAAGCTGGCATAAATTCAAACGCATCAAACTCATCAATCAAATTTGAAACGCAATCCAATGAAATTTCATCACCAGGATCATACCCTCCATCTGTATTGACGCAGACAAGAAACGCTTGGAACAGCGTCGGTATCAATGACAGATTGTGATTGTAAGACGCCGTGCTTCCTGGTGATGGAACGGAAATCGCCGAAGACTCTTTCTTTGTCACCGTCGTTCCAACTGAACTAGAAGCCACCTTCTTGATCTTGTTGGAATCAGAGACGTCCTGGATCAGAACAAAGTCTCCAGCAGCGATCGTCTCTGTCGCTGGATTGAACGCCGCGTTGATTGAAAGAGTGTCAGTTGCGTCGCTTCCGATCGTGACGTTGCCGTTGAACGTCGCCGGAGCGTTGAACGTCGGCGTGGCAGCAACCGTGAGCGTGTCCGCAGACGAATCACCCAGGGTGATGTTTCCGTTTAGGGCAGCCACGCTGTTGAGCGTCGTGGTGCCGTTGACGGTCAGGTTGTTGGCTAGCGTGACGTTCGAGTTGAACGCGATGCCGCCGCTGAAAGTCGCCAGGTTAGTGAAGTTGCAGGGCCCAGCAAAGTTGTTGGTGCCACCAGCAGAGTTTTGCTGAATGCCGTAGGCGCCATTCAGGATGACGAACCCATTGGTCGTTACGTTGCCGACGATCGAGGCGCTGCTGGCAACGTTGAGTGCGCCAGTGGACGTCAGGGTTCCAGCGCATGCGGTGTTACCGCTGCTCGCAGCCACCGTGAACTTGTTGGTGTTGATCGCGAAGTTGCCGGTGGCAGACAGGGTTCCAGCGACAGCCGTATTGCCGCTTGCACCAGCGACAGTCAGCTTGTCGGTCGCGATCGTAAAGTTGCCGGAAGCAGCAGCGATGTTGACGCTGGTGGTAGAGAGCTGAAGCGCGGAATCGTTGCCAGAGCCATCCGAGATGGTCTTGAGCGTGGAATTGATGGCGCCTGTGTCGCTCGTCTTGAGCAGGCCAGTGTAGGTGCTGGCGACTGTTGAACCTGTCAGTGTGGAACCCATATCAGTCTTTTGGAAGTGCGTACCAGCCGGCTGGAATTGTCACGCGGTTTTGAGATCTGATGCTGTTGCCCTGCGAGTCCAGCACCCAGACTCTGGCCTTGATCGGCTCGGCGATGCGAACGGGCTCGCCTTCAGGAACGAGGATCACCCGCGTCGCGCACCCGCTGCTCATGTTCAGCAATGCGACGACGCAGGCGATCCTTGAGATCTGGCTGCTTCTTTGCGTCCTCACTGGTCTGGTCCTTTCTCAGAAGCGACTCAACAAACTTGAGGATCGCGGTGAGGATCTGCTCAATGATCACTGAGCAGGAGGAGTCGTGGCCTTCTTCTTGGACCAGACGCCCCAAGCCGCAGCAACGAGCGTGATGACAGCGCCGACAACCTCGGGAAGCTGATCAGCGGAAACGAGTCCCTTGGCGACAAGGAACCCACCAGCAGCGGAGAGGATGTGGCGAACGAGAGATTTGATGGAGTCATTCATTGGAATCCTTCTTGTTGTATTTCTTGATGGTCCGATAGGCGCCCCAGAGCATGAGTATTAGACCGATGACCGCGGTTACGAACTGGATCCACATGGTCAGCGCGGGAATCAGGGATGCGACAGTTACCGCTCCCGCTGCCGCCAAAATCCCGAGTGGATGACCGCCGTGATTCTGGGAATCGATGTTCATGACTATTAGGGCTGAGAGCTCCAGGGAAGAGGCGGAACGATCACCGGAGGGTTGATCTGGTTCGCGATCTGCTGATTCACGCTGGCCTCGGTAGCAGCCTTGTCGATACCAGAGTCCCAAACCCACTGGAGCACCTCCGCCTGAGTCAGGTTGCTGTACGGGATGAACTGCGAGGGATCCGGGGCAACAAAGCTGGCCGTACCGTAGCAGGTGCCGCTGTAGGTGTTACTGCCGCTCGTCTGCTCGCCATTGCAACGCCACGCAGCGGTGACGACAACGTCGGTGAGACTGCCTTCGCTGGGTTTAACCCAGAGCTGTTCGATGATCCATGTAATCATTGGACTTCCTTAGTTTCTTTGTTGAGTGACTCCTCCTTGGCAGCCGCCGCCGCGATGAGGTCCGAGAAGAAGACGACAGCCTTTGCCGCCTGAATGCCACCTGCCTTGACTGAGATGTCTAGGAGGTTGAGCAACACTTGAGCCTGTTCTTTGTTCAGTTCGATGGTCATAGGTGCGCGATGGTAGCTAGAGAGTGAGCGGGGGCAAGGTTAGTTCCAGAGGGAAAGGGTTAGGCTCTTAACGGTCCAAGTCGCATCTATGTCTTGATTTCCTGAATCTTTGAGTGTGTTGACATATTTCAGTCTCCAAAAAACAGCAGAAGGAGATCCGGTTATAGACACCGTTGAGTTTGCCCAAACAAATGCACTAGACTTTCCAAGTCCATCAGCGGTGCTTCCGCTAACATCATTCCATCCACCGGTTGGCGGGGTTGTTGTTGTGTATTGAAGCGCAACCCCAACTACCCCACTTACTGCGGCAGTATTGATTCCATTTGTACACCAATACCCAATCGTGAAGTTTGTTGGTACGAACTCAGTTCTAAAAACCGAAAAATCTGCTGGGTCTGAGAATGGATCGTCGTTGTATGACGCCGGTATTCCAGCAGCAGAGCCTTGAAAATCTATTAGGCAGAAATCGGCCCTGTACTTGGACGAAGTTAACCCACCCACCAGATCCGATGCTGTCCTAGACTTGAGCGTGTTCCCCTCTTGGATGAGCACCTTGGTGCTTCCAGAGGATGTAGTTGCCGCTGGTACGTTAAGAAGATCCATGAGACTTAGCCGATGACGGTGACGGTGTAGTTGCTGAGCGTTTGGCTGGATGCAAACGTCACGGTCACACTGTTGGTCGCATAGCTCACGTCGGTCAACACCTGAGCGTCGGAACTATCCCTGACCTGCACGATCACATCCTTGGTTCCGAAGTTGTGGGTCACCGTGATGGTCGTTCCAGTTCCAGCTCCGGCTGCGCTGACCTTCCTGCTCAACTGCTGGAACGCGCTGTTGTTGTGGTACTGGAGGGTGTTGCTGGTGCTGTTGTAGTACAGGTCACCCACCGCACCTGTGGGAGCGGAGTTGAGGCCGGTGAAATTGAGCTGGCCGGTGGACTTGATGCGGAGGCGTTCTGGAGCGGATGACCCATTCCAGTAGCCGAATATGAGGTCTGACGCAGTTCCGGACGTGCCTTCGTTGTATATCCGATAACTCCGATCACTTGCGCCGACAAAAGTGGTGCCGTTTGCCAGCCAGATCTGAGACGTATTGGCCGAAGCTAGAGTGCCGTTGTTGTGCGACACCAACCCATAGACATTGACCCCAGAACTAGCGATGTGGAGTCGGGCCGAAGCGTCCGGAACGATTCCCATCCCAACCCTTCGACCGCTATCGATGTACACCGCATCACTCCCGCCCACCGCCAGCGCGAGGGTGTCTGCCGCAGGGAAGTATAGGCCGGTGTTGGTGTCTCCCGTACGCGAAAAGATCGGAGCGGATGCGCTTCCTTGGCCGATGGCTTGAATTTCTCCAGAAGACGGTATTCTCAACCGTTCTGTGGAACTTCCAGATGCCGTGGTAAAGAAACGAATATCGCTGCTTACGGAGTAGATCTGGCAGCCATTGGTAGAGGCGTCGTAGAACGAGATGCCCTTCGCATTTGCAGCGCCACCGATGATCGTGGCAAGAGTGTCTCCAGAGCTGGAAACTACGAATTTCGAGGTGGCTGTAGTGGTTCCGACGAGCAGATTCCCCGAGGCGTCGAGGGTCATCTTCGGTGTCGCGAATGCCGTAATCTGACCCGTCGATGCTGCTGCCGTGAACCATTTA